GCTCCGTATATGCGAAGACGCCCGCTGCGACGAGCAAAATCAACGAAGCCACCGTCTTCATCGGCATCTGCACGGCAGCCGATTCAGATATGTTGAGTGGTTTATTGGACATGTGGTCCTCCGCAGAGAGCCAGGAGAGTTAACATTACAATCAGTAAACCTGTAAAGTAGTAATTCATCCTGGCTATCTCCATAATCATTACTTTAATATGTAAGCTACAACAAGTGCAACGACTATAAGACATTCAATCTTGTGGTCAGACCAGTAATGCATAGCTTTACTTTTTATTTTACTAATCATTTTTTTTCTCCTCAATTTCATAGAAGAACTTGTCTGTATCTTCTGTACGCCAAGCCCTGCTATCTTCAACATTCCACTCAGAGGTCTGCACTTTCCAATCTGGAATGTTATCTTTCACTGTGAAAGAAGGTATATCCCATATACATCGATTGTTAGGTTGTGCTGCATAATTGCCATCATCTAATTCAATTATGTGAGCGCACTTGTGTTCGTGCGGAATCTCTGAATGATCAGTGTCAAGTATATTAGACTCTGGATGCGCAAAGTCAACA